CTTATTTAACTTAAAAAAAATCATCCTTAAATAGGTCGTTTTATATTCAAAAAACAAAAAAAATCTTTTTTAAATAAGTTGTTCACACTGTTCACTTAGGGTTTTTATCATTCAAAATCAAGGTAATAGAAGTTAACTGTATGGTGAAGAGTGAACAGATAACTCTACATTCTTGCGCCAGCGAAAACAAAACCCGGCATCAGCCGGGTTAGTTGCAAATTATTTTATTGTTGGCTCATCGCACTTGGGTAGCCAGTCTGCATTACTCTCTTCTTTTAAGGTGAGGTTAGTCTGCATTCCCTGATTAGTTCGCCGCTTCTCATAATGTAGCCCGTACTCCTTCAGCATAACTGGTAGCCCTTTGCCAAACATTGTCAGGCTGAGGGTATTTTTATAGCCATTAGCCTCCATGTATACGAGATAAGCATGGTAAAGGTATGTACGTGGCTGGCGCGGGACAATATTGGCGTTTCCCATAAACATGCCGTTGGTGTCGGGTAATGCCTCAAGATAGCCACAAAAATCAAATGCTGGATCAGCATCACGCTTGATGGTGAGAGCCTCATCAGAATTCTGCTGCGACTGAAGCAATGTTCTGGCACTCATCGGATCACTGAAACGCTGCATGAGCTGGCGAACAATCACAGCAAGTTCTTGAGCAATTTTATCTTTTAGCTGCGGATCGCGTTCTTCCGGTGCTATCTGCTCAGGAAAATGCAGAATAACTCTCCGGCGAGACACACCACCACTGCGATCAGTGAAGCGCATAGGATTATTATTTACGGCCAGGATAACCGCCGGAATATGTGTTGAATAAGCATTCTGATATTTGGGGTCCACAGATACTGCATCGCCACCGGTTATAGCCTTAAGCCCGGCGCCATCGCCGCTCCACTTCTCCTGATCAGGCAGGCGAATAAGAGAAAAACCGATCAGAGCCGCACGTTCTCGCGGGGACTCCAGAGTTTCAATTGTCGCTGAGGTGGCGTTATCCTCTCCTGCAAGCATCGTTGCAATTTCAGCAAGGATACTTTTGCCACTTCCGCCAGGGCCAGTCACTTCCAGAAAGAGCTGCCAGTCATAGCGGTTCGCCAGCACCATAAACAGCGCTGCGAGAATAATGTCGCGTTTTGCTGGCTTGCGCCCGGCTGCCCTGTCCAGCCAGCGCCAGAATGCCGGGGCATGAGTTTCAAGCGTTTCCCCATTTACCGGTGGCGTGAAATCAACTTCACACAGGGTACGCAGCCACTTCTCTTTACAGTGCGGACTAAACAGCCCTGTTCGCGTATCGAGGACGCCATTACGAAAACCGATCAGATGACGTGCCGGATTTTGCTGCTGCGGAACAATTAACTTTAATGTTTCCACCAGTGAGGCAATCTTTCCTGAGGAAAACGGTGCACCGAGGCGCTGGAAAAGGGCTGCGACATCTCGGGCAAAATCAGACTGAGAAATCACTTTCCACGCCCCAGACTCATAGCGGGATAAAAGCTGCCCGTTCGGATCAACCGCCAGCGCATCCCTGTAATGCTCCCGAACCCTCTGAGCTTTTTCGCTGACACTCATCGCTGTGAATTCTGCTTCACTCATCGTGTCGAAAGGACTGGCGTTATGTGGCCTCAAAGCCTCAAGAATTGCCTTCCGGGTGGATTCCTCTCCGTAATGGGCAAGCGCATCATTCCAGTCACCAAAAACCGGTGGCAGCACAATGTCACACTGACACGCTTTTGCAGCAGCTTCAGCCCTGTTCTGGCCTGAACCATTCAGATCTCGGTCCGCTGCAATAATTAGCTGATACCCCGGATACTTGTTATGGGCAACGCTGGCCAGAGAAAGAAAGTTGACCGCCGAAAATGCCACCATGACGGCTTCTCCAGTCAGATGATGAATGGTAAGCGCCGTGGCGTAGCCTTCCGTAATCCACATTCTTCTTACTGAACTCCCGCCCCCTTCTATCAGATGATAGGCCTCCTTAACCTGACCTCCTTTAAGAAAACACTTGCTACCATTGCTACTGATAAGCTGAATATTCACCAGCTCCCCGTCAGCGTTATAGAGCGGGACGATCAAATCACCGGGGCGGAACATCACCCCACCGGTTTTATGAGCTGAAGTCAGCTCATGGCAAATATGTTCCGGGAAACCTTTATGTGTAAGATAAGTATTTCCGGCAGATTCGCGCGAGGCTTGCAGCAGTCGCGCGGCAAGTGCTGCCGCTGCATCTTTCCCGCTATCGGTATCGGCGGTTAACGTCCTGACTTCGGAATTAGCTATAGACAGGCCATGTGTCATTCCATGTATCCTGTCAGCTGCTTCACTGATATCCACATTCAGTGCCCTGGTGACAAGCGCTAAACCATCCCCGGCTCCGCACTGATTGCAGAACCATGTTCCACGTCCTTCCTGATCGTCGAAGCGAAAACGATCTTTACCGCCACAGACCGGACAAGGCTGATGGCGATTTTTCAATATATTCACGCCCAGCGCTGGCAGAATCTGAGCCCAGTGACCGCGGGCAGCCTTCACGGCCTGACTGACTTTCATTCCTGACATGATGCAGTTCTCCCTCAGTGTAAAACTGGCTTTTTGATGTGACGGACGCATAACTCATCCATTACGGCTATTCCGAGCTGGGAGAGTGCGGGACAGGACATTAGAGGGCCGGATTCCATCAGGTCTGAAAGCAGGGCGCAGGCGATTTCCATGCCTTTTGTTTGCCCGTGCTGTCGCAGATAAAATCCTTCAAGCTCACGGGCAATAGCGGTTTCAATTTCATCCAGAGTCAGCTGCAGGTGGCGGTTTTGCTGATGGCAGGCACTCAGCCATGCGCAGGCTACCGCGCGGCGATACAACGCTACCCGAAGTGAAAGGGAAAGAGTGCGTGATTTCATTGCACCACCTCCATGTTCATCAGGTCATCCTGGCAACGTTGTACCACGCCATCAAGCTGCTCTGTCATCAGATAAATCAGGGAAAGCAGTTGCTCACATTGAGCATTGGCAGGTTTTTCGTAGCAATCCTGAAGAACAGCCATTCCGGTGACAAGCTCCCCCACGTTACGAAGATGCTTCAGGCGGACAATATCGTCATAAGAGATTGCGGCGTGATTCATCACATCACCTCCCGGACAGGCAGGCGAGCAGCAAGGCAAAGCACATACTCATGGACCAGTGAAAGACGTGCATGATACTCATCGCTGGCGACAATACGCAGCATACTGATACGTGGTTTACGTTCTGCACGACGAACGGCGGCAAAAACAAATATAAATTGAGGATGTGATGGGGCGAGGATCGTAGCCATAAGGGCAATCTCCAATAAGTAGCGGTTATTGCCACCACCAGAGCTGCAAATCTCATGGGTGATGGCCCGGACGGGGTTTGCAGTACCGGCCTTATTGGAAACCGGCCAGCCCGAAGGCTGCCCCGCCCGGACCACCATTATCTGACAGGAGCCACGGTGTAAGCACCACAGCCCGAAAAATAGGTGTGCCTGAGCAACGACATAAAAAAACACGCTCGACGCGTGCTGTGTCGCCAATAAGTTACACGGGCTGCAAATCCCGGCTGCCGATTTTGCGGCAGCAGAAAAACTATAACTGGAAAGCTTGCCAGGACGCAAGCCACAAAAAAAGAGATGAGACTGCAAAGCCAGATTCACGCATGGTCTCCTTGCTCGCGGGCTGCAATTCGCGCCGCCATCCATGCATTGACCTCCGACTGTACCCAGGCAACATTTTTTCCACCCAGGGAGATCTGCTGCGGGAAGGCATCACGGCTGATAAGGTCGTAGATGGTTGAACGGGATAGCCCGCAAAGGTGCATCACTTCAGGTAATCGTATGAAGCGCTCCTGCTCAGTCGGAACCGGGAGCACCGGAGCAGCTGGTGCTGGGGTGGAAACGGAAATAGTATGCATCTCGCTACCTCTCTAATATGTTTTCAGTAGTCCGGACAATTCCATCCGGATTCAGGTAGTTCCTTATTATGTTCATATAAGCGGCTCGCGCATGCTTTATTTAATTAGAGTGAAACATTGACTTCTCAAAAAATAAAACAGCTAAAAACCGGATAAAACGGACAAAAACAAATCATTCCCTCATGGAATATAATAAGGAGCTTCAAGAATAAAAAAGTCTATTACACCAGGCAGGATCGCCGCTCAAGTCTGTACCAGACCATATCATTCCGGGCGTTACATCATAAGGATGAAAACAGCGCCGGAATAATAAAAGGGCCAAAAAACGTTCATAAAAAACAGTTCATCATATGTATTAATTAAGTTAATGGCTAAAAAAATTAAATTGCCCGCATCCTTCCGAATTTATCCGGATGTGTTTAGTGAGCATCAGACAGATTCATTTTTATGGATATTTTCCTGAAATGCAACCGAGTGTAGGGAGGTTAAGTGTTGAATTTTTAAACAGACATAAGACACATTTTATACTGTATATTGAATAGTGTTGAATACGTGTGAATAGTGGTGAGGAATAAAAATCCAGTAATAAACTGAAATAAATATCGCGATTTATATGAAAAACAAATATAAGTTTAAATTTATCTCTGTGAACAGTCATGAACAGTAGATGACCACTTTTATTTAAACCCTACACTCCTTAACCACATGTATTTACTATTCTTTTATGAAAGTGAACAGTAGTGAATAGTATGTATTAAAGGAAGGGTGAAGATCAGACATGACACCTTTCTCTGGCTAGCCAGAACAAGGTCATTGTTCAGTCACTGGCACAATCCTCATCGGTAGTGCGCTTGTATGGGCACCGGCACAATTGACACAACAACAAAACACTACCGGAGCAGCCATGACAACTGTTAACCAGATCCCTGATGCAAACATTACACCCTCCCTCCCACCGAAAATTCGCGAAGCGGTAGAAAAAGTTAAAGCAGCAAAAGCTGTCTGGCAGGAAGAACGGCGAATACAAACTGAAGCCGCTGCAATGACTGAAACTATCCGTAAACGTCAGGAAGATACAAAAACGGAGACGCAGGCGCTTAATGATGAATGGCGAAACCTGTTTCGTGAGAATCAGGGGAATATGACGCCACGAATGAAAAAACTGCGGGCAGAAATCGCCCTGGGACGCGAAACACTTGATGAGTTCGAAGATTTGCTTGAAGCTCACGCCGCAGAAAAAGAATTCCTGCCCTGGAAAACTGCGGATGCTGCAAACCGCTACATCAGCGAACATAACCGGCTGATTGAAACTCATGCAGAGTGGCTCTGGAATGAGTTTATGAAGGAACACGGCCAGAAACTTATTCAGATCCTTGGATTGCTGAAAATGACTCTGGGGCGAAGCGCTTCTTCCGTTATCGGCGTAGTTCATACCGTAAACGACCCCGAAAGTGTGCTGAAGCAATTTATCAGCGAGCAACTCACCGCTCCGGCACTGTCCTGTAACGTATCTTCAACGGATGTTATTGCCCTGCCGGGGATTAGCATTTATGCGGACGATAAAGCCCTACAGGATGCCAGACAATCACCCAGCCCTGCAGCGCGTTCCCGGATGCTTAAACAGCGTGACATGGTTAAAGGGGAAGAGAAGGGATGAATCCTGGAAACATTACTAAGGAAGCTCTCAACAACTATCGCGCGGAGATAAAAAGCTGGCTGACACTACGTAATGTGCAAAGTACCAGCCAACTTCGTCTGGCGGCTCTGCTGGATACTGAAGAAAAACCGGCAGCATATGCCAGCCAGCTTGAGAATCTTCGTGAGCGTCTTGCTCTCCTCGAATGGCAGATTAACTGCGCCGCTAGGGACGGTCTTTATGCTCACCAGATTGTGCTGGAAAGCTGTGTTACAGGCGCAACTGAAAACTTCATGAGCGAGCATGGTAATGCACTCACTGATGCTCTGGCTCCTTTTCTTTGCGCACCATACGGGCTTGAGGCGGCAATGAAAATATTACGCACCGCTGTAGTCCGACAAACCGAAATCCGTACTCCTGTAATTTCAGCAGCATATAAGAGCGTTATCGACGAAACCGGATTAACGGTGGATGCATCAATGCGAGCTGATGCTTCAGCCATTTTCACCCCGGCAAAACATAAAGTTTTTCTGGCCCGCCTCAACAGGCTTAATGAAAAAGGAGGGTACTGATATGGCCCTGAAATGTCCTGAATGTGGCACGGTCGCACACGCCAGAACCAGCGCCTATGAAGCTGCATCGGTTAAACGCTCATGGTATCAGTGCCAGAATCTTGAATGCTCCTGCACATTTACTGCCCTGGAAAGTGTGGACACGATAATTATGAAGCCCCATAAACCAGTGGCGCCTGAACCTGAATCACAGAGCGATTCTCTTGTACGTCAGCCGCATACACTGGGCCGCTACGGTTCAGCCTGTACCCTTAAAGACCGTCATGCACAATAAATTGGGGAGGAACAAAAATATGACAGAACAACAATTGACGGAAAACCAGATTCAGGCCGCAACCGGACACGTAGTAACACTCCTCGCGAGGGCAAAAAAACCGCTTCAGGATGCGGATTGGCTCATGAATTTGCCTGCAAATGAAATAGCCCGCGAGACGGAAAAACTGACAAAAAGCCTTTCCTCCGACTGGCAGTCCCGAATTATCGACCTTTACCAAAAAATGCAGGCCTGGGTGGAGGCCAGACAGGCCGAAGAAGCAGCCATTGAGAACCTTCGGGCTCTGCGCCAGCATCAGACCGAAACTGAGCAGGCCAGCAAAGACAATCGGGCGCAGTTCAGGGAACTGCTTAACCAGAGCGGCGGCATCGTAACGCCGGAGATGAAAGCTCTCCGGGCTGAGTATCTGGAACAACAGGAAACAGCCACAGAACTCGCCGGGCTGATTACTGAAAAAGAAGATCAGCTGCCGGTACTGGCTCAAGCGACCACGCGTAAGGCAAACGTCTATATAAACTGCCATCATGGCATCACTGAGGAGCGTATCGATGAGCTTTTACGAGACTTTTTTATTTTCCACGGTGCCGAATTGAGCGGCCTGCTCAGGATGAAGTACAGACAATTTGAGCGATATAGCTCAGCACATATACCGGGCATTATTGAAGGCACAAATGATGCAGATACGCTGTATCGTGAATTTATCCTGAATCTAATGCTGAAGTGGACGAATGAAATATTACCGTTAAGATTCCGGGACGACGTGATGAGCCTGACCGGTTCAGCTCCGGTATCAGGATCGCATGACGACAGAAAAAAAAGTAAGCTGTTTTGACCTGAACAGAAAAGCTCACTTAAGCCCGGCCAGTGCCGGGTTTTTTGATGTCTATAGGCTGAGTGCATGTCTATACTGCATGAAATCGCATGACTTTATGCACTTGCATTTTTACTTCCCAGACCAGATAAGGCGCGGTTTAGAGCCTATCATGCAACTGCATGAAAACCACTCCCTAAAGCGGGCAGGCGTGGCGGGGCTACGAGCGCGCGCTTCGAGGTAAAAGGATGCCGAGCATACAACTCATCGATAATGCGGTAGGGTAAATAAGGGGGGGCTTGCTATTTTGTACGCTGTAAGGAAGCAAAAGGAAGTCAGTGAGCTAGGGTTAAACAACCCAGCGTATGAGGTTAAAGTCTAAAATTGAGAACAGCCGTATATGGAGTAATAAAAAGGTGAGGTTGAATCTTTGAGAGGCTGTTTATCAAGGCATAAACCTCTATAGGATGCATGGTTTTGCATGTGTTTAAATGTTACGCCAATTTAGGCCAACGCCTTTAGGGCGTGGCCTATTTCCATCTTTGCAACTCCATCAAATGCGTCTTCATGATGAAGATGAGGATTAGGCGGAAATTGAATTAAAGACGCCACAGACTCTCAAGATCGAGCGTGTCACTTTGCGGTGCACTTTCTTCAGAAAGTCTATCGATCTGCACAAGAAGCGGAGTATGAAATGCTGTTCCCGAAATTATGCATGCGCCTGGAGGAAGGGTAGGTATAAGTGTTCTGGATGCTGCATCTAATGTACTTAAGGTGTTTTTAAGAAGGTAAAGGTCGTTTTCATTTACCAAGCGATGTATGAAATAATTATGAAGTTGTGATACGATTGTTGGCGATATATCAAATGGTCGCTGGCTTGAAATAGTTACAAAATAACCAAACTTCCTACCTTCCTTTATTATCTCCTCAAATAATTCAAGTCGATAATCTTTCCAGGTCTCAGCCTCCCTCACAGAGCTTTCGGAAAGAATGTTGTGAGCTTCATCTATTATTAAATGAAAACTTTCTTTTTTGTTGTCCGAAGACTTGTGTTCTATGAAGGAACATTTCGCAATCATCATCGGAATCGTTTTTTTTATGGTTTGATTGCATTCTTTGAGAGATATTATGGATATTGGTTTATAGCTTTGTTGAGCGCGGTTTATTTCTATAACCTTTGCTAGAGATGAGCTCATTGCTATTATTTTGTTTATCAAAGGATATATGTGATCATATTGAACATAGTTTCTGGATACAGAATTTATTAATTGCAGTGTTGCACGTATAGCAATTTCATCAAATACACTAGTAACATGGAATTGGCTATTGTATGTTGCTTGAGTGTGTTTTAAAACTTCAGCAGTAGTGTCAAGCCAACCCGAAGGGTGTGTATATTTTTCTTGGTTTGAATGCCAAGTAAAGAGAGAGAGTTCATCTCGTATCTTTTGTTGATCGTTCTCATCGAAATAAGGCAGTAGACTTTTTAATAAATTAACGGTCTCTTTGTGAGGATTTGTTCCAAACATTATTTCAATTGTTCTTTTTAAATATGTGTTAAGATCGTCATCATACTTTAACTTGCTCTTTATTAAATGTGTAAGAAATGGTTTTTGTGTTTTCTCGGTTGCAGAGAATAAAACTGACAACAGTTCATCATCCCAAAATTCTTTTTCACCGAAATATATCTTATCACCATCTTTTTTTGTGCTAAGTTTTGTGGAGTGACATAGTTCTGGAAAGGAATTCTCTAATGTCCCATATTCACCATTGAAATCAATCAATACGAAATTTGACTTATCGATCAATTGTTGTTTGTTTTCAATTCTATTGAAAAGTGATTGATATATTTTTGCTAGAGTATTTGACTTTCCACTTCCTGTATTTCCAAAAATACCTATATGAGAATTAAAAACACCGTTTATGGGAATGTTTATTGGTAATTCCTCTAGCATGGATTTGCCAATGTTAATGAGCGGAGTTTTTGTATTTTTGCTAAAACTATAAATTTCAGATATTTTATCATCCGAAATTAAATAAAGTCTATCATTTATCATTGGGAGATATTTTATTCCAGAGTAGAATTTACCCTCAAAAAAATACCCGAGAATATTTAGTTCAACGAATCTTTCATATTTTTTCTGCTCAATGTCATCAGTACGAATGTTAAAGTTCTCAACAATTTCCTCACCTATGATCTTACCTACAATGTCCTGATAACCTTTACGAACTAATACAAATTCATTTATTGATATACCACGCAATATTTTTCCATTGTGGAAGTATGTTGATTGGAACAAGTCATGGTTTATTTTTGCTTTGACAGTGGTTCCTTTTACTTGGGTCACTTTACCTATATTCAGTTCGTCCATGTTACCCAAT